ACAAAGTACATCAGAAATTTCGTAGAATTTAAACTAAATGGAAAATGAACTAAGCAAAGCTTTGGGCAAAAAATTCATGAATGCCACAAAGTTCTCTTTAGAAATTGAAAATCTAGTCTTGCGTGAAAAGATCAATTATATTGAGGCAATTGTTCTTTTCTGCGAAGAAAATAATATTGAAGTAGATTCGATTACCAAACTCATTTCAAAACCTCTGAAGGAGAAATTGAAGCGTGATGCTATCGATCTCAACTTCATGAAAAAGACCACGAGAGCACGGTTGCCGCTCTAAATAAACCAGGCAGAGGAGAAAAATGTCTGACTTCTTTGAATCGGAATTTGTCCAAGAGGCAATCCAAGATATTAATGAACTTCAGGAAGAAATCTATACTGAAGTGTTTGCGTTCGACAAGTTGGATCGTGAAGATAAGGTCAAGCATCTTGACAAACTCGACACTCTGCTGGAGAAACAGAGGAATCTATACACTAGAATGACTCTCTCCGATGATCCTCGCGCAAAAGAAATGCGCGATAATGTCCGTAAGTCTGCTATAATGATGGGGTTCCCATCTGATGTGGACTGTGGGGTTCTCTTTGCAAACATGCAGAAAACCCTCAACAATGTCAGGAAACAGATTTCTTGACATGGGCGCTGGGTCCGCCCTATAATAGACCCGTACAAACCAAATCCATTTCACAAGCCAAATCTAAATGTCGTTTTCTAATCTCAAGAAACAGTCCTCCCTCGGTTCCCTGACTGCCAAACTGGTCAAGGAAGTAGAAAAAACCAATAAGGGAGGTGGCGCGTCTGATGATCGTCTTTGGAAACCCGAAGTCGATAAAGCAGGTAACGGTTATGCAGTTATCCGTTTCCTTCCCGCTCCTGAAGGCGAAGATCTTCCGTGGGCAAAGATGTATTCCCATGCCTTCCAAGGTAACGGTGGTTGGTACATCGAGAATTCTTTGACCACTCTCGGTCAAAAAGATCCTGTTTCCGAACTCAATACGAGTCTCTGGAACAGCGGCAGTGATGCCGATAAAGAGACTGCTCGTAAGCAGAAGCGTAAACTCTCTTATTACGCTAACATCTATGTTGTGAAGGACCCCGCAAATCCTGACAACGAAGGTCGTGTGTTCCTCTACAAGTTTGGTAAGAAGATCTTCGACAAGATCATGTCTGCCATGCAACCTGAGTTTGAAGACGAAGATCCCATCAACCCCTTCGATTTCTGGGGTGGTGCAGACTTCAAGATCAAGATCAAGAAGGTTGCTGGATACTGGAACTATGATAGTTCCGAGTTCGCTCGTCCTGGTGCTCTCCTGGATGACGACGATGCTATGGAAGCAATCTGGAAGAAGCAATATTCTCTCGCTGAGATCGTTGATCCTTCCCAGTTCAAGTCCTACGAAGAACTGAAGAAGCGTCTCGATTATGTTCTTGGGATCACTGCTGCTCCTAAGGCACCCGATCCTGAAGTTCGTGATGAAGAAGACGATTATAGTTTTCAGTCTGTCCCCAAGGCAATGAAGGAAGAACTGAATTCTCTGTCATCCTCCAACTCTAATGATGAGGATGATGCTCTGAGCTACTTCCAGCGTCTTGCTGAAGAGTGAGTATAAATAGAGGGAGGGAAACCTCCCTTTTTCTTTTGTAGTCTCATTAATTACAGAAATGTCATTCCAAGGTACACCATTTGTTGTCACTTATGATGATGGTGACAACACCAACACTCAACAAATTGAGGTTGTTGCAGAATCTGCTGCTCTTGCAGAGCAAAGAGTAAGACATCTTTTCCCCTCCGCTCAAAACATTGTAGTCGCTGCTGCCTGATAAATGTCTCGCAATCAAGTCATTGTTTACAATGGAGATGATGGCTACTGCAATGTAGTCATTCCATCGACACAATGCGTTCTCTCTGATGAGGACATCATCGCAAAGGATGTCCCTGTTGCTGAGTATGCAGTGATCGATCATACTGAATTGCCCACCAAGACATTTAGAAACGCATGGAAATACAACCACTCAAGTTCGACTGTGGATGTGGATCTTGCAAGTGCCAAAGAAATAACGACCAAACTTCTGGAGGATCGTTATCTGGCAACGGAGAAACAGAACGAGGAGATCACGAGAGTCGCCAATATGAGAGGGCAGACTCCAGAACTTCTTGATAATCCCGCAGTCCCCTACGATAGCATCAGCGCAAAAAGAAGCGTCAGCGGTTTACTAAGTCTTCTCTAAGTTAAATCGTTATACGCAACCTTTCCAGTGCTGGAACTGTATTGGGAAGATTCCTGATACTGTAAATAGTCTCTGACTTCATTAAGGAACGATCCTAGGAACTCTTTTCTGAGTACCCTGATCGTTCTTTTTTCATTATTTTTTCTAGTTTCAACCAACCAGTTAGATACACCTACAACTGGGTTTAGTGTCTGTCCAATGTTGTCTGGGTTGGGGATTGTGAATCCTGGGTCTACAATTTGTCCAGCAGGAAGAATAAGTCTTCCTTTACCATCCTTAACTTCTTTAGTTTCGTAGTGCCTAGTGGTATTTAAGTTCTCACCATACTTGTCTGCAGCATAGTCATAAAGAAGTCTGGAACTGATAGGCCATTCGTCTCTTACATTGATAATGTTGGCAGTTAGAAGAACTACCCAATCATAGTAAGGACTACCATACAGAGTTTCTGCTACATTATCAGGTCTTTCACCCTCGTAGATCTCATACTTGATAAAGTTGGTAGCAAACAAAAGTGCAGAATCTTTGATCTTCATCCTAAGGAAGAGATTCTTGACATCTACATACTGCTTCCTAGCTCCACCCGATTGTGTTGGGTTGAGATATTGAAAGTCTGGTAGTAATCTGAAGTAAGAATTGCTAGCCATTAGTATGCTCCGTTGTCGAAGTCGTCAGAGTAAATGGGCTCAAGTTCCGTGAACGATAGATTCAATCGATAGTGTACGGGACTTCCATTGTCATAAGTTGCATATGCTCCCGAACCAGTGTAATCAACGCCAATGTCTGTCATGGCACAAATTTTGAATTTGTTTAAAAATGCATTCTCGGCACTACCTATTTTATATTTTAGTCTGAATACATTTGGAGTTTCTAGAAAAGCATTTGCACCTTTTGTCCTTTTTGCGGACATGCTTCTTTTCAATAGTTGAATTATTTTTCTTACGCTTTTTGCTTCATCCTCACTCCTAGGAACTAAGTCCCAGTTAAAACCGAAAGGTCTCAGAGATACTCCATTGAAGAGCAGTTCGAGATTCTGGTTAACGATTTGTCCAGACTGTCTTCCAAGAACATCATTTAGACCGATATTTGATCCTGATAATCCATTAATGATTCCGATCTGAGCTTTTGATCTAATATAATTTCTAAGTAAATCGTATCCACCACCACCGCTTAGTCCTGCAATCTCACCAGAAGCAAACTGATTAAAATCTGCTTCGCTGCCAGTGACTTGATTTAAAACAAGACCAGCAGCTTTAAGTCCTGCACCAGCAAGAGCACTCAGTCTACTTTCTCCCCATCCAGTTCTATTTACAGCAGCGATGCTGTCTGGCATAGGTAGAAATATTGTAGCAATAGCTTTTTCTGCCTGTATTTTACTATTTGCTCCTGCTGGGTCTCCAAAAGAAGGAAGCTTTCCAGGTTTGTACTCCATTACCTCGATGGACATATAATCAGTCGTCGCATCGATAATATCTATTGGATATCGTAGGATTTCCGCTGCCATTCCTTTTTATTTCCTATTTATGTGGATATTCTAAATTTGGCATATCCTAATGATCTAGCATCTTCAAGTTCATTGGCTTTCACCACATGTAGTTTGCCAATAACTTCTTCCCAGGTATAATTTCTTTGTCTACCCCAGTGAAAACTAAATCCAACAAACCCCCACCTTTGTATTTCTATGCAGGCAATTAAAGGAAATTCGTCATATTCAATATTAGGTGTTTTTGCTCTGTAAATAAATGTGTAGAAATTCCCTGGTTCTGGAACTAAGACTTCCTCAGTCAATACTTCTATAACTTGGGTCATGATGTCATCCGAACTTTCCAGTCCAGTGAATCTGTCCACAACAGGTTGTAATCTACTCATACACCTAAGTGATCTTCCGTTAAGACCTTGAATTGTAGTAAACGATCTTTACAGTATTCTGATGCTGCTTTCCACTTTGCTTGATTTTTAGCATACTC